GCAAAGGTTGCCAAAGCTGAAGCTGAAGCACAGATTATGCTCAGTCGTGCTACAAGTGAAGCTGATTGGGAAAAGATTATGGCACAAGGTTCTCAGTCTTCTTGGAAGGACGAGTGGCTAACTATTCTGTTTTCGATCCCATTAATCTTAGTCTTCGTTGGAGATTGGGGTAGAGAGATTGTAGCTAACGGATTTGTGGCGTTGGAGACAATGCCTGATTGGTATCAGTATACACTTGGAGTAATCGTAGCCGCAAGTTTTGGTGTACGTTCAGCTACCAAGTTTTTTGGAAAGAAATAAGATGGCTTTTAAATTAAGTGCAAGAAGTATTCGTAAACTTGAAGGTGTAGAGAAAGACCTAGTAGCAGTTGTTATGGATGCTATTAAGTTGACCAAGGTAGACTTCGGAGTTACCTATGGCCTACGTACTTTGGAAGAACAGAAAAAGTTGTACGAGTCTGGCAGATCACAAACCATGAAAAGTAAACACCTAGATGGTCGTGCTGTAGACTTAGTTGCATACTTTGGTTCAGACATTTCGTGGGAACTAAATGTGTACGATGACATCTGTGATGCAATGGCTGAAGCAGCTAGACGTAATAGTGTAGCAATTAAATGGGGCGCAGCTTGGTCTGAGGGAGACATTCGTATGTATCAGGGTACAGCAGAAGATGCGATGAATGCCTATGTAGACCTACGTAGATCACAAGGACGTAGACCATTTATTGATGCCCCACATTTTGAGATGATGTAATGGCAAAAGGAAGACACCCACGTGCAGAGGCTATGAAAAAAGCCACACAGTTACGTAAAATGACACAGGACAATTCTACTAACACACGTGAAGTAGCAATTGAAAATGCCATATCTGAAGCACTGTCTGCTGATAATCCTATGCCAAAACTTACGTTAATTCAACGAATGCTTGAACGCCTTAAAACAGAATACGATAAAGATCGTGAAAAACGTTTTGGTGCAAAAGACTTTCGTAAGGGTGGTTGTGTAATTTCCACGACAGATAACAGAAAGAAAAAATAAATGGCTAGAGAATTAACAGAACGTCAACAAAAGTTTTTAGCTGTCCTTATGGACGAGGCAGGTGGTGACATTACCACTGCTAAAAAACTTGCTGGGTATTCTCCTAACACTACTAACACTGAAATTACAAACAGTTTAAAAGAGGAGATACTAGATGTTACCCACAGTTATCTCGCACGTAACGTACCTAAAGCTGCAATGGCAATGGTGGGAGCTTTGTATGATCCTACTGAATTAGGTATTCGTGATAAGATGGCAGCAGCCAAAGAACTGTTAGATCGTACTGGTCTAGTAAAAACAGAGAAAATGCAAGTAGAAGCAACAGGTGGTGTAATGCTTATGCCACCAAAACAATCACAGGATGATGATGACTAAACCACTAGGTACGTGGAAACTACCCCAACCGACAGACCTGCAAGAAGACAATGAATGGATACCCATTCCACGTGTTGCAAGAACAATTCCCTTTGGATACGAATTAGACCCAAATGATGACGGAATACTCTTGCCAATTGATCACGAACTTGATATGCTTATGCAAGCAAAGAAATACTTAAAACAGTATTCTTATCGTGAAGTAGCTAACTGGCTCACACGAAATACAGGCAGAGACATATCACATGTTGGATTAAAGAAACGGTTGGATAATGAACGAAGAAGAAAAAACAAAGCTGGAAGCCTTCGCAGATGGGCAGACTATGCGAAAAAGGCAATCGCCAAAGCGGAAGAAATCGAACGGACGAGGCTCGGCGCAAAAGCCCAAGACAACGAAACCCAAGAAAGCAGCGCAGCCTAAACCTACGACAGTAGTTGAGAAGCTAACACCAGTAGAAGAACAGCACAATGTTATCTTTAAGCCAAATGCTGGACCACAGACTGACTTCCTAGCTGCAGGTGAACGTGAAGTACTATACGGTGGCTCTGCAGGTGGGGGTAAATCATATGCTATGCTGGCAGACCCTTTACGTTTTATGGGACATCCAGCTTTTTCAGGACTACTACTGCGTCATACTACGGAAGAATTAAGAGAACTGATTTTCAAATCACAGGAAATGTACCCTAAGATTTGGAAAGGTATTAAGTGGTCAGAACGTAAGATGCAGTGGACTGCACCCTCTGGTGCTAGACTGTGGATGTCCTACCTAGATAGAGAAGATGACGTACTAAGATACCAAGGTCTTGCATTTAGCTGGATTGGCTTTGACGAACTGACTCAGTGGCCTACCCCATTCGCATGGAACTATCTGCGGAGTCGCTTGAGGTCTACTGCAACTGATCTACCTGTGTACATGAGGGCTACTACTAACCCCGGAGGTAGAGGTCATCATTGGGTTAAAAAAATGTTTATTGACCCTGCCCCACACGGTAAAGCATTTGATGCAACAGATATTGAAACAAGTGAAGTATTACGTTATCCTGCTGGACATGCCAAAGCTGGTAAGCCTCTATTCAAACGTAGGTTTATACCTGCCCGTCTTTCCGATAATCCTTACCTAGCAGAACAAGGCGACTACGAAGCAATGCTTCTGTCACTGCCAGAGCAACAACGTAGGCAGTTACTTGAAGGTGATTGGGACATTAAAGAAGGTGCAGCCTTCACGGAGTTTGACAGAAACATACATGTAGTTGAACCGTTTCATATACCTAGTAACTGGATAAAGTTTAGAGCATGTGACTATGGATATGGAAGTAAATCTGGTGTAGTTTGGTTTGCTATATCTCCTAGTGAACAGTTAATAGTTTACAGAGAATTATATGTAAGTAAAGTTCTTGCTACTGATTTAGCAGATATGATTTTAGACTTAGAGGCAGAAGACGGAACTATTAAGTACGGAGTTTTAGACTCGTCTTTATGGCACAAACGTGGTGATACTGGCCCTAGTCTTGCTGAACAGATGATACAAAGGGGTTGTCGTTGGCGACCATCCGATAGATCAAAAGGTTCACGTGTATCTGGTAAAAATGAAATACACAGACGGTTACAGGTAGATGAGTATACAGAAGAACCAAGATTAGTATTTTTTGATAATTGTACTAATCTTATAGCACAGTTACCTGCACTACCAATAGATAAAAAGAATCCAGAAGACATTGATACTACCTCAGAAGACCACTTGTACGATGCTTTGCGATATGGTATAATGTCAAGACCACGTTTTAGTATATTTGATTTTGATACACAGGGAAGTTATTCGGGTGGTATGAGGGTAGCAGATGCTACATTTGGTTATTAAGGAAAAATAAATGGCAGAAGAAAACGAAGGTTTTATTGAGGATGATGCAATCGTCTTAGCTGACAGTGATGACTCAGGCGTAGAAGATATAGAAACCTCTAACATAATTCCATTTATTATGGAAAAGTATAACCGTGCTGATGACTATCGCCAACAGGATGAAGAACGTTGGCTACGTGCATACCGTAACTATCGTGGTCTGTATGGCCCTGACGTGCAGTTTACGGAAGCTGAAAAGTCACGAGTATTTATTAAAGTAACTAAAACTAAAACACTTGCTGCCTATGGTCAGATTGTAGATGTACTGTTTGCTGGACAAAAGTTTCCGTTAACAGTTGATCCTACAGAATTACCCGATGGTGTTGTATCAGATGTAAACTTTGACCCTAAAGAGCCAGAGCAATTAAAACAATCTGGTTTAGATGAAGTTGTAAATCCGTATGGTTATAGGGGTGATGGTAGAGAATTACCAGCAGGTTCAACAGCTAAAACACTAGCTGAAAGCCTTGGTCCACTAGGAGATAAACTAAAAGATATTGATGGTGTACGTGAGGGTGTAGGCAAAACCCCTACTGCAATTACATTTAGTCCAGCTATGATAGCTGCTAAAATGATGCAAAAGAAAATACACGATCAACTAGAGGAATCTAGTGCAAGTAAACATCTACGCAGTACTGCTTTTGAAATGGCACTGTTTGGCACAGGCGTAATGAAAGGCCCATTTGCTGTAGATAAAGAATACCCTAGCTGGGGAGAGGATGGAGAATATTCCCCCAGTATAAAAACTATCCCACAAGTATCTCATGTATCGGTGTGGAACTTCTACCCTGATCCAGATGCAAATAATATGGACGAAGCACAGTTTGTTATTGAACGTCACAAGATGTCAAGAACACAACTACGTGGTTTAAAGAAACGTCCATACTTTAGACCATCTGTAATTGATGATGCTATCCAGCTAGGCGAAAATTACAATAAAGAATATTGGGAAGATGATCTATCTGACTATGCACCAGAGCATGGCGTAGAACGTTATGAAGTTCTTGAGTATTGGGGTATGTGTGATACCGAAATGCTTATTGAGCAAGGCGTAGATATTCCTGATGAATTACAAGACGTAGATGAATTGCAAGCAAACATTTGGATTTGTAATGGTAAACTTCTGCGTATGGTACTTAACCCATTTAAACCTGCTCGTATTCCGTATATGGCTGCACCCTATGAACTTAACCCATACTCATTCTTTGGGGTAGGTATTGCAGAAAATATGGATGATACCCAAACTCTTATGAATGGGTTTATGCGAATGGCAGTTGACAATGCTGTATTATCTGGTAATCTTTTAATTGAGGTAGATGAAACTAACTTAGTTCCGGGCCAAGACTTATCAGTATA